AGTACATAATCATTTGTAGGAGTATTATCTATATTAAGATCGGCTTCTTTGATAGAACTATCTTTGATTCCATCTCCACCTGTTATTTTTGTTAAAGCCATTATGCTGCTACCTCCATTGCTGTTATTGTTGAACTACCACTATATGAATAATTAACTACAGAGGTATGATAAGCAGTTCTATTTATACAAGTAAAAACATTTGTTATGTTTGACCATTGAACTTTATAAACATGTGCGTTTGTATCTTGTGCATCATCTAAGAAGTTAAAATTCTTATCTTGAAAATCATAATAACCACTTCGAGCAGTATTATGAAAACCTCCCGTAAAAGAAGTGTAATAGCCAGCAGTTGAATTACCTATATCTGATGTGCTACCTCCAGCAGTTCTTACAAGTTTTAAAACATATTCTCCTTCACTAGATACATTCATCTGCACCATAACTAAAATTTTATTACTTGCTGATGTAGGAGTAATACTTACATTAAAACCAGTTATATCTGCGTAGCTAGTAATTCCATTGATTGAAACAGCAGAATTAACAAATGTTTGTTTAACTTGCAGAATTTTACCTGTATCTCCAACCGCAACTGTACCGTCTGCATCTGGTAAAGTTAAGACTCTATTAGCACCACCAGATGTTGATGCTGGAGCCTGTAAGGATACTGACCCAGAAGTAGAGCCTACTAATTTTACTGTCATGCTGCGATCTCCTTTGCTGTAATAATAGACTTACCACGTTCTCGGTTATAAGCATTTTCAGTATTAGTTGTTCTGTTATAATCCCAAGTTTTATTTGAACTGCTTGTAGTCCTCATAACTACTGAATATGTAATTGCACTTGTAGTGCTTGGTGCGTCAAGCAAATCAGCATAACTGAATATGGCTGGTGTTGTTTCGTTATCGCCATGATAACCATGTACAGGAGTACCTAAGCATGATGGTCTAGCACCTCCAACAACTGCATCTTGTAATGCTGGTATATAAGTATCTGAACCACCACTTATTGATCTTTTAATATTAATAATAAATGATTCGTCGTGCGTGTTTCCTTCTCCAAAAAGATTAACGCTTAAAAGAATTTTGCTGGTAGTTGCGGAAGGTGTAATAGATATAGATATATTCGGAAGCTCAACCACGTTTGTTAAAGATCCATTTGTAGTTGGAACTGTAACTTGACCTTGCAAAATACTGTTAGCATCAGATGTTGATACCACTTGCAGAATTTTACCTGTATCTATACCAGATAAACTGCTTCCACTAAAAGTTGTTGCGGTTACTAAACCGGTTGTTCCATTTAATACTATAGGCATGTTAAATAATTGTCCATGTTTCGCCAGAACCTACAGTGACTGTAGCTCCTGAGTTTACTGTTATAGGACCAAACGTACCAGCATTATGATTATTAGAAATCGTATAGCTAGTAGTTACTGTTGTCCCATTCTCCCAAAAAATTTTGTCCGACCCACCGCCTGCTGCACCAGCACTAGCTTCAGCCCATGTAAGGCCACCAGCTGCACTGGACTTAGCAGTCAGTACATAATCATTTGTAGGAGTATTATCTATATTAAGATCGGCTTCTTTAATAGTACCGTCTTTGATACCATCTCCACCTGTTATTTTTGTTAGTGCCATTATGCTGCTATCTCCATAAGAGTTATTGTTGAAGTACCATTCAACGACCAAGCAGAATTATCTTCGCTGTTATTACTATTTATGTTAACTTCTAAACTATTATATTTAGAGGCAACTTGGATTTTGTATGTAAGTGTATCACTAAGACTATAAGAAGGTGAGTCTAAAAAAGTAAAACCTAAAGTTTGAGTAATATGTTCTGTTGAAATATAAGTTCCAAAACTACAATTAGTTCTATTTCCCGAAGCATTAGTGCCTTGAGTTATAATCGTAGAACCTCGAAGTACATTAAAAGTTGGATAAGCATATTGTGCTGCACCGACATGAATAGAAACAATTACATGTATTTTACTTGAAGCAGCTATTGGTGTAATAGTTCTACTTAAATTAGTTATATCTACAAAACTTGAACTTGTAGTCGAAAAGAGATCTACTTTATGACTACTGACAACTTGAAGAATTTTACCAACACCACTTGCTATAGTTGTGCTTCCGTCTGCATTAAGAACAATATTGTTAGAACCAGAGGAAGCATGTTTTAAATTTGTTGCGTTTAAAGTTGCCATTATGCTGCTACCTCCATTAAAGTCATTGTTGACACACCCACACCATAATTAGCACTACTACTATCATTACTGAAAACTCTATTTATCCAAATTACACCATTACCTTCAGCCCAGTTATAAATTTTATAAGAAATAGCATTGCCTAAAGAATAACTTGGACTATCTAAAAAACTATTGGAACAATGAAAAGGTGTAGTGCTAGTAGCACCGTTACTCATACCTGAGAGTCGTATATTTGAACCATTAACAACGTGTCTGAAATCAGTATGTGCACCAAAACCATCGCCATTAATATCTCTGTACACAGCATGACCATTTCTAGTGGCGGTATTAACACTTACAATAATGTTGTAATTTATGTAGATTTTACTGTTTGCAGCAGTTGGTGTTATTGAGAGAGTTAAAGGTGTAGCAACAAATGAGCCACTACTACTTGTCGTACTAGCATTATTTTTATATACAAAATTTTTAACTTGAAGAATTTTACCTGTGCTTGTTGCGTTTGTTAGCAACGTCGCGTTACCAGTTCCGGGTACAGTCAGTTCAATAGCTCCATTACCAGTTGTACTGGCTGGTCCTTTGATAGCAACTGTACCTCCACCGCTGTCTGCGGTTAATTTTAATTGACTCATCCTGCTATCTCCATAACTGTTAATGTTGAAACATACCTCGGCCCTGCAACACCATTAGGGTCTGTTTGTGATCTATTTATATAAAGTGTATGACCACTTGTCGTATCAGGTTGCGACATTTGTAATTTTATAGTATTGCTTCCAGCTACTACACTTGTTGAAGAATCTACTTCTAGATCAAAAGCCATAGCATAACAGCCATACTGCTGACCTACACCTAAATAACCAGTACCAGTATGTGCAACTGGTCTACTATAAGATGAGGGTGCTGTACCTTGTTCAGTTCCATTTACATTTATATGAATATTACCAGTGGTCGCATATTGAAGAGACATCTGAACTTTACCTGTAATATATATTTTACTCGTTGAAAGTACATTACTTAAAGTTATTGACAGTCCGCTTATATCTTGTGGTGTCGCATTTGTCGTAACACTTGAAGTGTCAGTTTTTGTTACTGAATCAAATTGAAGAACTTTACCGCCAACACCACTTGCTAAATCGGCACTTTGTATAATTCCGTCTGGTAAACCACCAGCGGATATACCGGATACTGTGCCAGACCCGTTTAATGTTATAGGCATAATTTATACGATTGTCCAGTTTTCTCCAGTACCGATTGTTACAGCAACACCATTATTGATTGTTACAGGGCCAGCTGACATTGCGTTGTAGCCGTTTGTAATTGTATAGTTGGTTGTTACTGTTTGACCATTTTCCCAGAATATTTTATCTGTGCCACCACCTGTAGCTCCAGCTGCTGACTCGACCCATTCCATACCATTGGATGTGTAGCCAAGTACTTTGTCTGTGCCAGAGGGTGCTGAATGTATATCTAGTTTAGCTTCTGTTACACTATCGTCTGCTAACTTACTACCAGCAATCGCTGCTGAAGCATTGATGTCAGCATTGACTATAGTACCATCTACAATCTTGGCAGATGTAACTGTATCGTCAGCTGGTGTATTTATACTTATTGCGAGTCCGATGGTGAGAATAAAGAAGTCAGCACCACTAGCAGGGGCACTGGCAAATATAATATCGTTACCATCAATAGCAAATCCTTCGCTTGGACTGGTTCCACTATTAGGTTTCTGAATGACTCCATTGATGCTAACAAGATGTGCTTGAGCATTTGAACCGGGGTTTGATAATGTGAATCTTGTAGCAGAACCATTGAAGGTTGCACTACCACCTCCTGAGCCACTAGAGCTAGACAGTGTGTTGATTGCTATGGTTTGAGATCCAGCTGCTGCCCAGCTTAGATTACCATTAGAATCTGTTTTTAGAAACTGACCATTTACTATGTTAGATGGTAATGTTAGCGTATAACTTTGTGCAGCACTATGAGGTGGTGACTTAATCTTGACACCATGACTGTTTGCTGAACAGTTAAGTTGCAGTGTACCATCTGCACCGCCTGCACCTTTGATTTCTACAACACCTGTACCGTTAGGTGTTACTTTAATATTACCGTTAGTTGTGCTTGTAGTAATCTCATTTGTCTGTACATCTAAGTTACCACCAAGCTGTGGTGTAGTATCAGATACAACTTCAGAGCTAACAGTTTCAAACTCTAGAGCTGTACCACCTGAGTTTACTTTTACTGTTTTACCACCCTGTCCTGTTAGACTAGAAGGTGTGTCTGTAAGACCAGCAAAGTTACCGGCTGGTACTGTAACTGTAACAAACTCAAGTGCATTACCAGATGAGTTTACCTTTACTGTTTTACCAGCTGCACCTGTAAAGTTGGCTGGTGTATCTGATAAAGTTGTAAATGTTGTAGCACCAGCACCAGCAGATACGCTTGCTAGTTTGGTTTTTTCTGCATCTGTAAAAGCATTTGTATCAGCGTTTGCTTCATAAGCTGTCTTTATTTCTGCATTACTTTGATCTGCTGTTGCGTTTGATTCAATATTACTTAGCTTGGTTTTTTCTGCATCTGTAAATACGTTACTGTCTGATGCAGCTGCTACGGCTGCTCTGATTTCTGCATTACTTTGGTCTGCTGTTGCACCAGCTTCTATAGCATTTAGTTTACTGTGGTCAGCGTCAGTAAATACATTACTGTCACTTGCACTTTCTACTAATGTTCTAATCTCTGATGCTGTTTGGTCAGCTGTTGCTGCTGTTTCGATACCGTCAAGTTTTACTTTGTCTGCTGCGGACATAAGTCCAGATACAGTAGTAGTAGAGTTTACTACGTTCTGCTCCTCTTGTGCAGCAAATAGTAACTGTTCATGGTTAGCATTAAGATCAGCTGCCTTGACTGATGACCCTGCAACATATGTAGCTTTTGCAACATCTACGTTAGTATCACGAGATATTACTATCCTTGCAGGGCTGGTTGGTATATTACCAGCTGTAAATACTACATTACCACCACCAGTAGTAGTGTAGCTTGTTATATTGTAATGTGTGCCTGATGATTTTAGTACTTCGTCTACTGTTACTTTTATATCAGACTGTTGTATAGAGGGAAAAGAAAACGCCTTTGTCGCATTTCCATCCCCAGTATAATCTACGAATGTTGTTGCCATTATTTATAAATGTTGAGGATGTTTGATGTTTGCCTTTGCTTTTCAATTTGTGCAAGTTTCTTACGACGTTGCTCTTCTATAATTGGAAGTATCTCAGAAGATCCTTTAATAGTATTCCAAGCTATTCTACGAGCTCTTTGAAATAATATATCTATTTGTCTGTTATGCCAATAATCTCTAGGACTAAAGTCACCACGTCTACCAGATTTAATATCTGCATACATTTCTGCCATAGATGCTATTGCTCTAGGATCTTTTGCTAGTTTGTCTAGCTGACGTTGTAAATTTTGTATACCAATCGCTCTCTGAAACTCAGATCTAATTCTAGGTACATCTGTTAAGTTTGTGCCATCAGGTGCATAATATGTAGATTGTCTGAGGTCATATCCACTATTAAATAAAAATGCTCTACCGGGAGTCTGTTCTAAATTAAGACTAACGGGACTCACAGCATTGTATGCACGAGTCATGAAATCCCAATCGTCAATAGGTCTACCGTTAAGCATATCATATTTAATAGGTAACTGTTCAGCTAACGGGTTTATACCAGTAAGATTCTCAAAGTATGCGTTACGGTTACGTATAGCTTGGAACACACCTGAGTTTAACTCACGCATGTAAGGAGTAAATAACTTACCTAAGTCATTACGTAAACCGGCTAGTGGTACAGCATTGTTTAAAAGTCCACTACTAATACGTCCAATTTGTCCACGTCTACCACCAAATAAATCTACAAAGGACTGAATACCAGCTAAGTATGATTTACTTGTTACAGCCTGTGCTACAACTAATGATATTTTACCTAGTTCGTTTTCTGTCCACTCTTCACCCATAAGTTCACTTGCGTCACCTATATCAGCGATTGTAGACATAATTAGGTTAAATGGTTCAAAGTTGTCATAGCCTACACGTACGTCACCTAGTTTAATTGTTCTAGGTTCCCATCTACTGTCAAGCCACATCTGACGTTTCTGTCTATCAACTGGTCCATTACCATGTAAGTCACCACGCATCCAAGCGTTTACAGCTGTAAATACTACAGCAGAACCTATTGCTAATCTTCCTGTTTGTAAAGCACGTGCGTTAGCAAGTTCTTCTGGTGTAAAAATACCATACTTATTTACACTAGCTAAATTATTAGGATTAGCAAATGCTATATCATTAAACTCTTTAACTAAAAAGTTAAAACCGGGTGTAAACTTACCTGTAAGTGCAAGCCCATTAACACCTGTTCTAGCAAACAAAAAGAATGGTTTGGCTAATGGTGTAGCAGAAAATACATCGTTTAATCCTTTTGCAAAACCAGTAAGGTCTTGTGTTAGTGTTACTTCTTTACGTGCAAACTGTGTAGCTTCATCTAGTATGTTACCGGCAGAGTCAAACACTTGTCCATAAAAATCATCTTCATATGCTTTCATCAACTCTTTGGTAATTACAGGAGTTTGTATACCATTGTTTTGTTGATCTAATACGTTACGCATAGCTTTTTCACGCATCTTAGCACGACCAAGAATATATGCAAAAGCATCATCAGTTGCAGCCATTATCTTAGTTGAGTAAGTTAACATATTAGAGTTGTTAGCTTGCCTTGCTAAGTTAGCTACACGAAATGCTGCTACTTCTCCGGGATTAGCTCTACCACTATCTTCTGCCCAACGACGTAATATTTCCCAATTATCATCGCCCGCAGAAAATTCAGTAAAACGTGTTTTGATTGTTCTTATATCACCTTTCCAGTAAGCATTAAGTTTAGTTTTAAATAACTGTAGTGATTCTGGTACAGCTTCTATCATTGCATTGACAGCAGCTAGACTAGCTCTTAGTTCAGCAGTCTGCCCAGTAAACGGAGCCTTAATTGTATAACCTAAAGCCGTAGCTAAAGGTCTAAGAAATGTTGCAGCTGACGTACCCATAATTGCTCGGACAGGTGTTTTAGGTCCAGACAATACACTATGAGTCATAACTCCTTCAAGTTCTCTTATCATTGTACCTGTACGATCAGGTCCAGACTCAGCTATTTTACCACCAAGTAAGATTGTACGAGCCCATCTATCAAAGTCATCGAGTGAGTTAACATTATCCATCATAGAAAATGCTTCAAACAGTGCGTTGAGTAACTCGTCGCTATCATCCTCTTTTGCTATCTTTAATACTGACATAATAGACTCTCTAGCGTCTACCATTTCTTTATTAATAGCATCTTCTACAGCTACTTTACTTTTTTTACCAGCACCTAATGCTCTAAATGAGTCAGATTTTACAAACCTAGCTTTCTTTGTTTCATACAAAGCCGTAAGCATAGTGTCTACAATCTGTTTAGCTGGTCCATCTATATCTTGTAGATCAACTAAGTCAGCTATTTCTCTACCAGCTATGCCTGTATCACGTAGTTGTTTCATTAATGTACCTAATACAAGATCAGCTACAACTACGTTTTTAGATGTCCATATTTCTACACCATCTACGACATCAGGATTAGCTTCTAGTAACTCTTTTAAATATTCACCGGCTGATAACTCTGAGGCATTTCTACCTTGTGTAATTTGTTGGTGTGCTTCTATGGCTTCTTTCCATTTTGAAACTAATGTAGTTCTAGATCCTTTAGCAGCTTCTAGCTCTTTTGCAAACTTTGCACTACTAACTAATCCACGAAATATACGTTCTACAGTTTCTTCATCTGTATCACCTAGCATTGCAATACGTTCACGCTCTACAGGTGTAGTTACAGAACCAGTCGAACCTTCTTCAGATCCCCAGTCCTTACGTGTTTTAGATAGTTGGTCACGTGCAGTTTGTGGATCAACTTCTGATACGTGTGCACCTTGATGCGGTTGACCTAATCCAGCATTTTTATCAGCTCTAAACTCAGCGTCACCTCTGCGTAGCTGTGCTACACCGGCTTCTACTGTTTGTCGTCTGATACTTGTATTACGGTCTGTAATTTGATCTACAGCTTGTTTACTACCTTTTTTAAGTACATAAGCTAGTCCATCAAAAAATAGACCTATACCCATACCTTCTACGATGTTTTTAACTTTCATCATAACAGGATGGTCAGTATCCTTTGTAGACAGCGGAGTATCTACCCAACCATAACGATCACGTAATGCACCTAATGCGTTTTGTTCGTCTGATTCCTTAGATATAAGATCAGACACAGCTCCTACAGCTGCACCTCTAGCTACTGTACTACCGGCAATAGCTGTTAAACTAGCTGGTATGGTAATTAAACCAGTAGCTACTGCTCCTTTTGCAGCTAATATAGTACCAGCTGCCATAGAACCGAAGTGTATTAATCCTCGTAACTGTTTACCCCACCATGTCCTTGTTTCGATAGGGTTATCGTACGAGCCAAAAGGAGTCCAGTCTGGTCTGTACTCCCCTGTATCTTGTCTTTGTCTCTGCATCTCACCAGATAGTGCATCAAATGTACGTTCTGGGAATGTAGCTAATGATGAAGCAGTATCTTGTAATCCACCAGATAAGATAGATTGTCCTTCTTTTAGAAGAGCCTTAGCTCCCCATGTATCAGCATTACGTGGGTCAAAGTATTCGTCTTCAGCTTGCTGTTCGACTGCTTGTTCTTGCTGCTCTGACTGTTCGTCTGCTAATTTACGTTTGTTGTATTCGTCTGCCGCATTGTTTGCTTGTTTTTCCAGAAAATCCAAGTCATTGTCGTCAAACTCAATACTATACTTTTCGCTCATTATCTTCTAGTTTTTCGTTTGTAAGGTTTAGGTTCTTTATAATCTATGTCAATTAGATCAAACCCAAAGTCTGTTTTCTTTTTCTTTAATTTTAAAAACTTAATAAGTTCTTTTTGATGCTTTACATTAAGTTGATTATAATTTAATATATCTGTACCTAATCCTTTACTTGCTGTAAACTCTTGCAACTTATCAAAAGGTATTTTTTCTTCAAATACTTTGTTTTGTGCTGCTTCATTAGGACTCATAACTACATTCATGACATCAAGCATTATAGTATGAGGTTTGCTAAAGTAAGGCAAGTCTTTAAGATTAGGCATAAATGTATCTACAAGTTCTCGCTCTTCAACAGTTAGATCACTGTGTGGAAATAATGTTTTAACTTGTTTATCATTTAAACCAACACCACGGATACCATTCATTTTTTCTAGCTGCATATGCCATGCAAGAGAAGCTACAATACTTTGACTATTTTCATCAAACTCTTTGTTTAATAAATCACCAATAATAGGCTTACCCGGTGGTCCGTATGTTTTTAATTCTTTTAAAACTGAGTAAGGAATTTTATATCTACCAACATTATCAGCTTTCATATTTATTAGCTGATTCAATGTTAGCTTATCTCCATTATCTCTTACAAGGTTTTGACCACCTCTTATATTTATAGTGTAGTAACCATCAGAAACAAGGTCTCCATTAATATCTTTTGCTCTAAGGCTGTTAAGCATTATCTCAGAATTTTTCTTACCTTTATCATTAGTTTTATTAAAAACATTTATGCTAGAGTGTGCGTTAGAATTTCTGTGTAACTCATAAAAGTCTTCTCTAGTTAAGTCGTAGATACCCTTATCAACAACAAAGCCATCTTTTATACCTTTAGTAGCTTTTAATCTTTGAAGTAAAAAGTCAGGACCGGGCATGCCTACCTTTTTAGATACATTCTGCCAATACGGTGTATAAGCACCAGCTATGTCTCCTCTTTCTATTGCAGCCCTAGATATTTCTAAATTATTTTTTTCAATAGGAGAAGCAAACTCTTCACTGTCTATACGACTTTTATCTTCTAGAAAATAATTAGAATCAGCTTCTACATCTTTTGGCTGACCTGTATTGAAATCTGGAGCTTTAATTTTGTTAGCGTAATCACCTTTAAGTAACTTTGTAATAACCTTATCTTTATTTTCTTGTATTCTTTGCCGATTATCAAGACCTTGATTACCTGATTCAGATAGATTCATTAAGTTTTTGAAATCAGCATAAGCTAAAATAAGTTCATCTTTTCTGGATGAAGGCAGTTTAGTATATCTAGATCCTCTTGTTTTTTGATCGTTTACTTGAGATAGTAATTCTCCTTCCATTTCTGTGTAAATATCTAAAAATGGATCTCCTTGACCGGGTACTGAATATGCACCATAGTTAGTACCAAATCTATTACTTGTTGAGGACTGAGCCTCGAGACTCATTATCGACTGGTCAAAAGGTACGTTAATTCCAAACTCTTTAGTCCACGCATCCATTAGAGCTAACTTACTTGCATCTGTATAGCTACCATCTTCTTCTTGAAACTGAGGTAATACTTCAGTAATAAATCTATTCTTTTTTGCTTTTTCAATATCTTTAGGATCTACTGTTGCATAATCAATACCTCGATTAATCAGGGCAAGTGCTGAGGTTGTAATAGAACCTTTCGGACCAAAGTTAGATTCCAGAAGATTAGTATAAACAGGTTTATCTTTTGTACTTTTGCTAGCATCTAAAAACTGAAGCTCATTTTTAAATCTGTTAGCATCCTGTAGACTAAATATCTGGTCTCCGTTTCTTAGACTATTGTGTATTTCAGTAGCTATATCTAGTATAGCTTCTGATTTTGTAGTGTTCGGTGGGGATGTTTTGATAATATAGTTTATTAATGCTTCTGTATCAGGTTTTTCTGAATTTATGTATTCACTAATTTTTATTTTCTTCTTATCATTTAGACCATTAATAACAATGTTTTTCTTGTATCTCTCGTGGTCTAGCATCCACTTTTCTTTTATAGTCTCAACTTTTGGTAGGACTTTTTCGATATAATATCGTTCCCACTTTCGACCTTTTGTATTAATGCCGTTTTTTTCAGCATCCATATATACTGCGATATGGAAGTTTTCTAGAGTTTCATCGTATAAGTTACCAGCTTCAAGTGATGTCATATTATAGGCATCATTTTTTACCATAGTTTCATTTATAGCTCCAAAGTTAAGATTGTCTATCGAATACTTACCTTGAATAGAAGCTTCTTCTTCATCTTTTTTAGTAATTACAAACGCAACATCTGAAGATTCAACTGTATTTTCCTGTATTAACTCATTTGCAGCGACGTCAGTAAACTCTTCTTTTTCTTTTTCTGCAACGTCTAGATTGTTTTTTTCGTCAACACCTTGTTGTATTCCATCAATCTGCTTTTTACGTTTCTGATAAACTTCTTTAATTTGTGCAGCTTTATCAGAAACTTGTTTAAATTCAGCAGCTGCTTTAGAAAACTCAGCTAAAGCTTTTAAATTATTGTCACGATTATCATAGCGTAGTTGTGCTATTTTCATCATGTCAGCAAAAAAATCTTTAGTATCTACAATGTTCTTGTCAATCTGATCGTTAACTGCTTTAGATAGGTCGGGTGTAACCCTATCATAATTAGTTGAACTTAATCCTTCGGGTAATCTATCCCGAGGTGTACCAATAACGGTTCCAAATGATGATGTCATAATTTAAAATGTAAAAGTCTTAGGAAACATAGTCTTAAGACTACTACCTATACCAAGCACTTGTGAAGCTAGACTTAATGCACCACCTAATCTGTTGGTTGGAGGTAACATAACAGGAGCACCGTATGCTGCTGGTATACCTAAATTCTCTCTTGCTTCTGCATTAGCTGCCATAAACTTACGTCTTCCTAGTTCTTGTGCATAAGCCATGTTTCGACCATACATGTTATCCACAATACTTTCTACTTCAGCTCGTTTACCAAGTAACGTCTGATAATCTTTAAGTCCAAATCGTGTAGATCGTCCACCTTCATCAGTTTTTTTACTACCAAAATAAGCACGAACTACATCTTCTTCTTGTTTTCTACCCTTTCCTTGGGTATATACGGCTTGAACATACGCATCACTGAAGTCACGTCCAAAGCCTATTATGTTTCTATCAAGAGCTCTTTCAAAACTTGTTTCTTTATTAGCAAACTTTAGCTCTTCTTGAGCAAAGACAGCATCTTTCTGTCTTGCTTTTTCTCTTGCTTGGGCTCGTGCCCCAGCGTTAGCGTCTATGCACACGGCAAAATTCTATAAATTGTAAATTGTTTGGTCCATGTCTTAGCTTACGCAAGAACTTGAAACCTAAAAACTTTAACAGTTTTAAATGTACTGTATTTCTACAGTCTACTATGTTCCACAAAAGAGGCTCTTTACGGCTATCGACATACCGTTTGGCTTCTCTCGCAAATGTGATGGGGTAACGATGAATTTCTGGTGTACATAACATCCAAATTTCACCGCCGTCTCCTACTCCGGCTAGTCCGGCAGTCTTGCCGTCTGGTACTGTGAAATACACAGCAGAGCCCTCTCGAGCAACGAAAGGTAGGAAGGTGATAGGATCTAGCCCATGACCTTCTGTGACCTCTCTGAAGTCGTCTGAGCGTAGGTTGGAGGCCACCTCGTTGGCAGCCTCAATAGTGATTGGGTGAATGTAATTAGACACGTTTGTAGAATCTGGGTGAGTAATCTCCTTCCCATGACATAGCTCTTAGCGTAGCCGGTGAAGGATGACTTGATTTTAATGTTATATCTACGTTCATATTTCTTTCATATACTGGTACTGTTTTTATATACTCTTCTAAGTAAGGTCCTCTTGAGGCATCATAAGCATCTAAAATTGTTGACTCATATAATTCAGTATAGTCTGACTTACCTACACGTTCTAAAGTAGTTTCGTATGTACCTATTTTACCAAAGTGAAATTTAACTCTGTGAATAACAAGAGAGGCATTTACATCAGCTCTGACTTGCTCTCCTTGCTGTCTTGTAGGATATATTCGTGGTATTTTAACGCTGTATTCATATAGGTAACCTATCGTAACTGTTATTCCTTGCCAGTTTCCGGGTACAGTAAAACTTGTACCTGAGACTGTGCACTCAGCGTATCTGCCTTGTCCATCAGTAGGAGCTGGTGTACCACCTTCATCAATAATAACTAAATTAGAAGTACCTCCTGTAACACTGGACAACCAACTAACACCACTAAATGTAGTTAGATTAGTTGCAGCATCATAGCTACCACCACTGACTGTAGTGTGGTTATCTAAATGTAACTGAAAGTTTGTACCATCTGCTGTAATAAGAGTAGGATCATCGTCGGACTGTACTAACTTAACACTTTGTAAGTAGTAATCAGCGTCTAAAAAGAAATACTCGTCATCTATAATAAAATGATATATTAAATTATTTTTAAATGTCCACTTAAACCATGCAGCTTGTGTACGTTTTTCTGTAACTTGAAAGTATCTATAACCAAAGACAACGTTGGTACCAGTCTTACCATACAGAACCATGGAGTTTTCTCTTGAGTTAGTCAGAAGATCAACATCTTTAGGTAGTAATGTAGGTACAACTTTACTTACCTCTACTACATTAGGTTCTCCTTCTCTAGCTACGTTAGCCATCTCGTTAAACCGACTAAACTTGTTAGAGTTATCTACATAACCTATTGTTGTACCTAGTGATATAGGAGGTATATCTTTGTTATAATTAAATGTAGATATACTTCTTAGTTTAGCTGTATCAGGGTTTAGTACTGTATCATCAGATGATAACAAAAACTGTTGGTTTGTGCTGAAAACTACAAGTCCTGTATTAAGTTCTATGCCATCAAAAATCTCAGATGGAAATGTAGAGGAAGCTGATATATCTATAGGGTCAGCAGCTGAAACTGTTAACGCTGTTTCTATAAAAAAGTCTGGTAATCCTACTGTACCGGGTCGACATAATACGACGTTCTCGCCTGACAGAAATGCTAATCTATTACGAAAGAATAGTACTTTATTAATTCTTGAACCAACAAAAGATGGCAATGGGTTAGTTTGATCGTCTCCTACAGTTCTATCTTGATAAGTAAATTGACTAACAGTAAAGGTTGTAGTTGCTGTACGCTGTATTATTATAGGCATCGTAGCAGCATCAAAGCCTAATACTATTCCCGGTTTTGCACATTCTGTCCATGATCCACTACCATCTTTATCATTTTCTCCTTCAAATCTTACATAATAATCGTCTTCATCTGACATTCTAGAGTTAGATATTTTAACTATATATCCATGTCTGCACTGATTAGGAAGTTTAGTAACATCGTTAACAGAACTTTGCATGACTCGCATCAGATCTTCTTCGACTACCTCTACGTTAAACGCATTAGCACTAGATAGATATAAACCTGTACCAATAGTCCGTGCAGTAATACCAGCTGGTAATTCATCTATAATACCACCTATTATGGTGTCACCAGTAACAGCTGTATCAGCGTCAAATGGTGTAGGTTCTGGTCTAACTAGCCCTAGATTAGCTTTAACTGTAGTAGATTCATGATCTTCTACAACTATAGTATAAGTAGCATTACCTCCGCCAGAAGCACCACCTTGTGCTGTATCTAGTGTAACTGTAACTGTATCTCCTGTAACCCAACCTTCACCACCATGTAGTAAAACTGCGTCACGTTGATAGCTACATCTGTAGTTACTACCACCGGCACCGTTAGCGTTTGCACTATAGTTAGGACTTACTCCTTGTTGCCCAAGAATGTTAAGTCTAAATATTAGATTCTTTTTAGATCCAGAGTCTACACTAAATACCTGTGTGCCAATACCGGGACATGTTCCTGTACCGTCTGACTCGTCAAGTGTATCAGATTGTATTTTAATACGTGTAGCTCGTGTTAATGTAGTTAAACTACCTTCTGTGTTATATAAGTTAAGACCATATTGCCTACCATTTTCTGTTCTAAGTAGTTCTACAAAGGCAAAGTGAGTATCTGGTCTAGCTGTTGTAGTACCTGTTGTACCTACAGCTGTGTTAGAATTTGATGTATCTCTATTACTTACAATAGTTGTATCATTGATAGTTAAAAACTGTAAATTTTCTGGTGTGCTGGTAGCTAGATAGTTTGTTAAAGCTGTCTGTCCACCTGTGCCATAAGCTGTGGTCATCAGTGTACCGTCACTACAACGCCATACTCTGACCTGACCATCAGCTGCTATCTGTCCAATGTATGATCCTTCTGTCTCATCACGGTAATAGTGAAACCACGAACCGCCACTTTGTACTGAAGATAGAGGACTTGTACCTACACGCTTGCTGCCCGGTCTTTTAAATAATCCTTTTGTTATATCAGGTATAGCGTTGTTTATGTCTTTTACCTGTCCCGGAAATTTTAACTGATCTGGCTGTTCTGATATGCCAAGTGAGTAGTTAGGAACGGTTTGTGTTATAGTTGCCATTATCGTCTAAGGTTTCTCCAAGGTTGATAAGTTTCATATACAGTATTTTCTGGGAATCCAAACATACTATGATTACCCTGATTACATTCGTATTCCATAAGTGCCGCTCTAGATAAAGCTTCTTGCTGTGCAATTAACTTAACTAGATTAGGGTTAGCAACAAGCTGTGTAGCTGCCATTCTAGATGCTCTATATGTAATATAACGTCTAAATATAATTGGTAGATCTTCGTAGTTTTGTAGTTTAATAACGTCAAGATCTATACTTTCTATATCAGAAAAATCATCTGTATGATCTATCTTATCGTATAGGTATCCATTACGACGTACGACATCATACTCTCTACGAGACCAACCATTGGATACATCAAGTTGTAACACATCATTAGCAATAGCTATCTTGCCTGTAACTGAGTCAGGGGAATACTTGACATGTTTTTCTGTATTAAAATGCCATCCTTCTGCTTGTGTATCTACGTTAGCATCACGAAGTAGGTTATATATAAATGATATTTCTGGGTTATCGTAATTGATTGATGTTACTGGTGCTTGACCTATAGCTCCCAGTATAGAGTTAACTGCGGATAGTTCGGTATCGAGGTCAATAGTTGTGGAAGCCATAATAAAAAAAGGGGAGCCGAAGCCCCCATATAAGAATAAAAATTAGAAGCCTGATGGGGCTGTGTTTGTACCAGCGTACAACTCAACAGCAGCAGCAGGGTTAAGTGCGTCTGCTCCCATTGCTAGTCTTCCAAGGATCACATCACCTTGGTATACAACTGAAATGTCTCCAGATGTTACCTGTACTTGTGGTCCGATTGCTTCAACAACACCAGCAGCTTCCTTCTGGAAGATAAGTCCGCATGAGTTCTCGAAGTCAGAGTTACCATTACCGTAAGAGTTTACAGTTTTAGTAGCACCAGAACCAGCTGTCTCGTCAACCATAACAACTTCTGTGAAGTCACCTGTGTTGCCGGGATCTGTTACTCCGGGGTTTGTGCCTGATACAGAACCGTACTTAGTACCGAATCTACCAAAGAATGGTATGTTCATTGACTTGTAGATCTTGATTCCAGCGATTTCAACGATGCCGTTACCTGTTTGTAATGCGTCACCTGTCTCGTCTCTGTTGATAAGACCGTTAGAACCTGTCTCTTGGATAAGTTCGTAGTACTGTCTTGGGTTAAGTACACCTACTCTACCTTCCTGAGATACACCTTTCTCATCTAGTGCAGCAGCTGCATCGTAGAAAGCGTTGATTAGGGAAGTAGCTGTATAAGCTTGGTCAGCGTTAGAGCCTGCTGCTCCAACTTTGATCTGTGTACCACCGGGCTCAACGAAGTTGGTCTTAGTGATAGGGCTAGCTTGTCTAGCTGCCTTTGTGATTGATCTGAAGATCTTTCTGTCGTACTTTTCAGCAAGAGCGTATCCGATCTTCTTGGATATTTCACCACGTAAGTCGTAGTGTGCTAGTGTCTCGTCTAGCTCATAGACAAATGCTGAACTGATTAATAGGTCGTCGCATGTAATTGTCTTTTCAGCTACTGGAGGTGCTCCATCGGAGTTACCTAGTATGCTGTTTCCGGGAGTATGATACTCCGCAGTTGTTCTACCGGTGAAAATGAACTGAAGTGACTTACCGTTTGTAAGTGTTCTCTTCATTACAAGGTCTCTAGCGATTGTGTTACGCTGAAATCCTTTGAACATTTCCCCGCTGAACAACTTTAAATAAAGGGCTCTCCTATCTGCTGTAGTAGAAGCAGCACTATTATTAGCACCGGGGCTAGTTAGAGCCGTGGTTAATGTGCTATTCTGTTGTGCCATTGTTATGGATTATTAAGGGTTTATATTGCTTTGTACAAATTTTTCTCGAGATTTTTGTGGTCTATCCCACCGTCTAGACGGCATGAGGTATCCGGCGTACCGGGCAAATGCCAATGGCAAGGGAGTCCGACTCTGAGGTGCTCCCCTGCTGTTATTACTTCACAGTTTTTGTGTAAGCAATGCCACGATATACGTAAGTTACTTGCATTGTAATCTCCATATACCCTAGCCCCGTTCCATGCTAGGTTATCATGCGTCCCTTGCGGGATGAACGGACGTGGTCTTACCCTATAGCTGGTGCTGTAAGGGCTACGTTTGTTGACTCAGTTGATGCTAAGTCAAGTGGAAAGTTGTGAGCATTACGCTCGTGCATAACCTCGAATCCAAGGTTAGCTCTGTTCAATACATCAGCCCAAGTAGGTATGATCTTGCCGTTAACGTCAACGACGGACTGATTAAAGTTAAAACCATTAAGGTTGAAAGCCATGGTGCAGATGCCCATTGAGGTGAGCCATATGCCAACCACGGGCCAAGTAGCCAAAAAGAAATGTAAGCTACGAGAATTATTAAAAGAGGCAT